AATACTCTGGTGTATATTTTATTTTTTAAAAAATTCTACAGATTTATTTATTATATCTGAAAATGATTTTATCTCCTCCGTTTTTGGAGTCCGGTACTTTTGAAGATTCTAAAATAAAATACTCTGGTGTATATTTTATTTTTTAAAAAATTCTACAGATTTATTTATTATATCTGAAAATGATTTTATCTCCTCCGTTTTTGGAGTCCGGTACTTTTGAAGATTCTAAAATAAAATACTCTGGCGTATATTTTATTTTTTAAAAATTCTACAGATTTATTTATTATATCTGAAAATGATTTTATCTCCTCCGTTTTTGGAAGAATGAATCTTTCACGATTTGCTTGTTCTCGGTATTCTTTGAGTTGGTGAAAGCAGTGATTTCATAATAGATTCTGTACTCGCCATTTTATACAGGAGGCATATTTTTATGATCCGTAACTCGATATGGCTCTTGTGTTTAAGCAATCTCCTCATTACTTTCCTGGTTACCTGGTTTCCTGGTTACCTGGTTTCCTGGTTACCTGGTTTCCTGGTTACCTGGTTTCCTAATTTCCTAGTAGAAACAAAGGATCCGGAAAATCCCAACGTTATATCTAATGTTTGGCTCCGCAATACGAGGCTGCCATTGTTGGTGCTGGGAAAGAAGTATCAATAGGGAAAGAAGTATCACTCTCGTTTTCTCTGTTTTTTGACATCATTAACATCACAGCTATAGCGCAAACAATGGCGAATGTTGCTGAATAAGAAATTACAAGCTTCCAAGAGATTGCTCCTTTTCGAGTGTTTTGGTTAACTACTTGTACCCACATTGGTTGAGCGAGATACAAAATACCAATGAGTAAACCAAATGCCACTACAAAAGTAAACATTGTAATAGTCAAGGGATTTTTCTTGTCGAACATTTATATTAGGCGTTTATATTATTTTTTACTCGTGTATTGTTTGTCTACTTGTACAGAAATTAAGGTTACTATAATAGTAAATATGAATCCGAATAAACCTGCGTATGTAATAGCCCTGGATACGAGGAACTTATCTTTCTCCATTACTATAGCCGGTTGCGAAGTATTCAAAATGAAGTATAAAACACTTCCAGTCGCAAAAAACAGAATAGTTGCGTTGATAACTGTATTTAAATCCATTTTTATATTATAGCGGAGAAATAAACTTTGTATTTAAACAGCTTTAACAGTTGAACTTCCTAAAAATGTTTAAATCTAAAGACGTGGTTTTGAAAAAAAAAGATGTTATCAGATCAGAAACAACACCCCGAATGGGAAAAAGAAAACTCTTTAACGGCACCAGCAGACCGTGATAGAGAGGACAGGTGGCGTCCAGAACAAGGAGTTCGTACATTGACCGAGACTGAAGTATCAGAAGCTATGAAAGCTCTAAACAATAATTCTTTCACCGACAAGTTCCCTCGTGTTGATCGTACATATGCCGATCCACCAATTCCGATGCAAAACATTGGTCTTCTTTCTTTTACTCCGGCTAAAGGCGCTACTCCCAATGAGCACGGGGTGTTTGGTTTCGCCAAAGTACGTGGAAACTATGCAACACCAATGGAAGCGGATCAACGCGCTGAATTCATCATACGTAATGTAGATTCGTACCATCAAATATATCATCTCTACGTAGGAAGACCTTTTCCTATCACCTCCTCTTCTGAATACTCAGCAGAGACTTCTGAGGTTGATATTCGACGGGAAGCTACTAAAACAGTTTCTTCTCATATCAAGCAACAGAAGGATGAAGAACAGAAGGAAGTTCGTGAGATGAAGGAACGTGAGGAGAAAATGCTTGCAGAATCCAAGAAGGCCCGTGAGGATGATGGAAATGGTGCCGCGGTGGGTGGTGATCCCTATGAGAAGTACATCACACTTAGCGTCAAGAAGGCTCAAATATCATGGACCTTCTTGGAACACTTGAAGAAGCTTAAGGAAGTTCGTGATATTATCGTCAAGACTCGTAAAGAAATTGCTGAACTAGACAATGAGCATCCAGACTTCCACGATAAGTACTTCGATAAGTATATGAAAGCTCGGGAGGATGCCGGATTGGACACGAATGTTCGTGAAGAACAGGATAACTTTATCATGTACATGGTTGAAGAAGCTGTTATTCCAACCATCGACACTGACGAGGTTATTCCCGAGATTCCTGATGTGAAGGTTGGTTCTAGCACTACTTACAACAAGTCTTTGGAAACCGTTGAGAAGTAAATTTATGCCGCAAAAGGGTCGTGATCAGTTACAGATGTTGTGTACGACGTACCATCCGAAGATATTTTAATGTAAAAATCCGAGTGATTTTTCGTGGCAAGTTGTACATCGCCTGTGGTTGTTTGTCCGCCGTCGTTCACAATGTGAACTTTGTAAACGTAACCAGTAATTTTACCGCGTGCTAAATCAGCGGCGGTGGGGAAGTTAAGGTCTTGTTTGGTTGATACATCAATGATAATTTCACCGGAATTGATTTCAGCCATAGATAAATTATAAGGCTCATCAGTCATAGTAATATGAGCAGGAGCAGCATCGGGGACTACGGTATTAGGAACGTAGATTTTGAAGTTTGACATTTTATATTTTTAAAGTTCATTCTTATATCTAGATCTAGTTATAAGAACTTACCTGCAGTTCTTGCAGTTGCGTAGATAAATGATTGCCACTATTACAGAGACAACGGTGAGTGCGATACCACCCCATAATAGAATATTCTTCATTTTCTTATAACTGCCTTTCTGTTTGGCACCAACACCAGCGGCTCCGGCTCCAACCAGAGCTAGTGGGACAGCAAGGCATGCTCCGCAAAACTCCTCCTTGGTGTCACCATTTTCATCAATTTGCGTATATTGTTGTTCGCTCATTTATCTATACACACAAAAAATATGAGCAATAACAAAATGTATGAACAACTCTGGAAAGATATGCCCGTGTCAGTCTTTTTTGCAGTTTCTATAATTATAGTGTTTTCTTTGTACTTGACTACTGCTATCAAAACGATTCCATGTGGTAATGATGTTATGTCCTCATTTCTGAGCAACTTTGTTCATGTGGACTCTTATCATTTAATGGCAAACCTGTTCGCCCTGTATTCTCTTTCCAGAGTTGAGCGAGACATTGGAACCAAACGGTTTTTGGGATTAATCGTGTTTTTACTTATTTTCAACACATTAGCGGAGACAATTGTACACAATGCATATCCAAACATGCCTTGTTCCATAGGTTTCAGTGGTATTCTGTTTGGTATTATGACGTGGGAAATTGTTACGAAGAAGCAACTAGATCTTATGTTAGTCTTCTCTATTGTTGCAATGGTAGTTATACCTTCTATTCAAAACCCGAAGGCTTCTCTGTTGGGTCATTCTGTTGGTGCTATAGCTGGTGTTGTTGGTGGTCTAGTCTGGAAGAAATTATCTCCCGTGGTGGGTCTAAATGGTCATTAATAAATTATCGTTACGTGATGTAATTCATAATATTTTTCACCAACTCAATAATACCAAACAGAATCCACTGATTCCGGTACTTTCAGTCGGTAGAGATCGCACAGAGAGCTTTACCGTCTAAACTTATATTTATTGAAAATATAAGTTAAAATGTCTGATATACCAATATTCTACGTTTCTCTTCTTAGGTCATAACGTTTCTCTTCTTAGGTCATAACGTTTCTCTTCTTAGGTCATAACGTTTCTCTTCTTAGGTCATAACGTTTCTCTTCTTAGGTCATAACGTTTCTCTTCTTAGGTCATCTACGTTTCTTCTTAGATTTGGCAACAATCTGACTGTCAATATTTACCAACCACTTACGATAAGCTTTTTCAAACTCATCTAACTCTCTCAGCCACATTTCTTGTTCGGTCGTGGCTTTTAGTTTATCCGTCTTTTGTTGTAGTGAATCAATATCATTCTTCAACTTGCGAACCTTATCAGCTGTAAGAGACCAAATTGGCATTCGAAGCAAGTAATCATAACCTCCTTCACACTCTTCCTTCTTAGGATCCTCGTCGTAACCTCTCTTTACCAGTTTCTTGACAAGATCAACTTGAGTCACGTTGCGAATCTCAATCTTTTCGTCAATAACTTCCTGAACAAAGCGTTCCTTGTTACCTAGATAGCGCAACTCTGCTTCCAAAGCATTCAACTGGTGACTCTTACGTTTGACATAGAAATCAAACCGTACATTACAGAAGTTGTCCAAAATTTGCTCCACCGTATCTTGCTTACACAGTTGATTCTTTTCGTTGAACATCACCATGTTGGAGGTATACAAATAAGAGTGAAGTTTCAAAGAATCTAGATCGCACCGGAAATCATCACCCTCTGTCAGCACAAAGTGTACATCCGTGGGCGAAGAGTAGTTTGATGCTTTTTTCAACTTCTTGTCTGACTTCAAGTCATCACAGAAATCTGCAAAATCGGCAGTCCACTTTCCAATCGGAAGTTCCTTCACTTCCGCCGTTCCTCGTTTTCCATCTTCCACAATACCGTAAGTAACCCAACGTGTTTCGGTGTTTTTCTCAATGTCTCCTTTGAAACCTCTGTACCAAGGAGCATACTCCGGAAACATAGAAACAACATTGGTAGGATCGTCTGGATCCTCTACAAGTACTTCACCATCGTTTTCCAACCAGATTTTGATTGCTTCAATCATGTCCAATGGATTGTAACAAGGTACCTTGCAAGACCAACCAGTGCCAATACCCACTCCGCACCCGTTCACAAGAATCATTGGTATAATAGGTATATAATGTTCGGGTTGAACCAAATCTCCGTCATCGTTCACCTGGATAAGTATGGGTTCATCTTCTTCACGGTAAATCAGCTCTGTAAGTTCGTCCAACTTGGTAAATATATAACGACCATCGGCAGCATCTTCAGCTCCCTCAAGACGGGTTCCAAATTGACCATCCCGATAAAGTAGTGGTATGTTGTTTGTACCAGGAAACTCGTTAGCCATACCAATAATAGTATCAAAGAGATTCTTCTCACCGTGGTGATAGTTAGAATGTTCGGCTGTATAACCAGCGAGCTGTGCTACCTTGAGAGACTTACCAGAATGCTTTAGTTTACGCTTCTTTACCGCGTAGAGAATCTTACGCTGTGACTCTTTCAACCCATCGATACCATTGGGAAGACTACGTGCACAATCGGCATGAGAGAACTTAATCAGTTCTCCGTTGACAAAGTTGGTAATAGTCATCGGTGTAATCTCTCCTGCGTCGTCCAAGGAGAATTTATACGCATTTGGATTATATTCACTCAACCATTCTTTACGGGCATCAGCATATTTCTTATGAAAAGCTTTCTGCATGCTGGGAAACGTATCTTCGTCTTTCTCGAACTCAACCATCTTCAATCCAAAAGTATCAGGAACATCCTCAGATTTTGTAGTACCTAACCCCTTGTAGTACTTGGCGTTTACTTTTTTGTTTTGTCGTGACAAATACTCGTTGAACCTACGTTCATCGTAAAAGAGCAAGTCATCAGTACGAGTACGGAACACCCGAGCAATAGGTGTCTTCATACTAACGACAAAGGACTTTTCTCTCTCTAGCAATGTAGGATACAAAGCGTGGATAAAGTTAAGAAGCAGACCCTCAATATGAATACCGTCCACATCGGCATCTGCTACAATAACAAGTCTTCCATAGTTCAACTTGTGAAAGTTTACGTCTTCAGTATAATCTAATCCGTGCTGCAAACCCAAAGCATGAATCAAACTACAGACCACTTTGTTGGCCGCAATAGTAGTACCTGCTTTTTCGCGGACATTTAACAACTTACCGCGAACAGGAAGTACACCATTCCAATCACGACCAGTGCGACCATATACTCCTGTTTGAATACCGGCAACAACATAAGTCTTAGCTGAAAGACCCTCAGTCACAAACAGACAACAATTCACACTGTCTTTGGTACCGGCTTTGTTAGCTCGATCGTAACCTTCGATCTTGGTTTTCTTGGTAACACGTTCCGCTTTTTTCAATACTACCATTTCCTTGGCCCGAATGATATCTTCAATATTATCAATAACAGACCATTTGTTAATAGCGTTGATGTGTGTAGTCTTAACAACAGCCCGGACTTCAGGTGATTCCAAAAAGTTTTTGTCCTGACCATCAAACTCGGGACGAACAACTGTGGCAACCACAAACAGACGGAAGAACTGTCGCACATCTGTAATTTTTATCTTAGGAGTCTTAGTTTTGGTTTTATTCCCTTTACCGTTGAACTTGTCAACAATGGGGCGAAACAAACCTTCAGCCCAAGCATCAACATGCCGTCCACCAAGTCGTGTGTATACACCGTTAACAAAGGAAACTGTCTCATATTCACGTGCGGGAGTAAGTAGCACTTCAGCGTCCTTTGTCTTGATATACAGCTTCTCGTTGGTCGGGGTAACGTACATCGCCGCATAATCACTCAGCGACCTGACCGGTATAATTTCGTTATTGAGATAGACATCCACCTTGGAGAGCATTGCTGCATCCAAGATATAACGTATATACAGACGAATAATGTCTTTAGTGTACTTTTTAATACCAAAGTACTGAAAGTCAGGTGTCCATGATACTTCAGTAAAACCCTTATTTAGGGTTGTACTCTTCACTTTGGGTCCATCGGTCTCTCGCATGTTGTTATGCCACTCTTGAGTTATAACTTTCTTATTCTTAGGATCACATCCCCGCACACAGAAATGTGATGAGAAAACATTGGTCAACTTGATCCCAAGACCATTCCGACCAGATATAATTCTTTCCTCCTCGTCGTCATAGTTGGATCCGGTAAGTAATTGACCAAAGATCATGCTATGATTGTAACAATTCTCGTCTTCATCAATCTCGATAGGTACAATGTCACCGTCATTCCAAACCGAAGTCTCTCCAGTCTTTTCATTCAGAGTTACTTTGATCATGGTACAAGGCGTCCGAGTCTTACGACTACGCTCCACATTGTCAATGGCGTTGGACAAAGCCTCAATAAAAATACGTAGAATAGCAGGCGACATTTTGATATCATCGGAAGCAATGTGATATCCCTCTTCGGTCTGATAAGCTACGAACTCATTGATTGTTCTTAGACGGTTAGAACCAACGTACATATCCGGTCTAGACAAAATATGATCCAATGGATCTAATTTTTGATAACGCTTCTTTGCAATCTTAGATGGCATGTTTGTTTTTTGATATTAGAAACTAGGTCTTTAATATCAATTTCAAAACTTTCCATTGCTACAAAGAGAGCTACAAAGAGAGCTACAAAGAGAGCTACAAACAAAGCTACCAAGAGATCTACAAACAAAGCTACCAAGAGATCTACAAACAAAGCTACCAAGAGATCTACAAACAGAGCTACCAAGAGATCTACAAACAGAGCTACCAAGAGATCTACAAACAGAGCTACCAAGAGAGCTACCAAGAGAGCAACACGGTAAAGAATGAGTCATCTTCTATTTTGTATCCTAACATACGAATATCCAGAGGCGTGGGAATATCTCCCACCCGATAAACCTTGATATCTTTTTCGTTAATGTAGCGATAAAGTGTGAAGTTGATGATTTGTTCCGCCAAGTTTAACGGATTCGTACCAGGATTATATCCAGATTGCAACCATACCTTCGCAATTTCGATAGCCTTGTAAACACTATTCGTATTCTGTGCCAGATAGATTTGCGGACCCACGAGATCATTCTTGAAGAAGTAAGGAGTGCTAATTCCAATCTGAACTGAATCATGTAGATGATATTTGATCTTCTGTTCATGTATCCACTTTTCTACCGACTCGTCTCCCTGTAATATGACTTGGAACTGATATTGGTCGAAATCGGTAACATCTTCGTAATACTTCTCGATCACTCTTCTTGTGTGATAATTAATGATTTTTTGACGGTGACGTCGCAATGACACGCCCAAGGTATACATCAAGCGTTTCAAAGTCTCCTCCGATTTTATCACCAGTTTACCACCATCCATGATTCCACTAGATTCGTTAAATATCTTTCCAACATGTCCGTAGTCAAAGTCCGGAACCAACTTGATCTTGTCGTTCACAAATCTTTGAATCGTCTCCAGTTCCATTTTTCGTGAACTGTCGTCATGTAAGTAATTAGAAAAGAGCCAGAACATATATTCAGTAATGTAACGCGCTAGTTTCTTGTACTTGTTATAACTCTCGATAACAGAAAATTCGCTTTCCGGATAACTAATACCTTTGTCGAGTAATGGCACGTTATCAATTGGAATACTGTCCTCAACTGGAATGGAAACCTTTACGTTCCCTATCAGACCATATATCTCTTTCACCACATCACTTACAACCGATTGTCCACTAATGTTCATAGACACATCTACTGCAAACTGCACCGCCAGATCCTGATCTATCTTCGTCACTACCCATCCTTTCACTTCCGGGATGGGTAGTGGCTTCATTGGTGCTGTCAATAGCGTACCAATAGCTCCCTTGTACTTGAAGCGTAACATTCGACATTTTCCGTAAGAATCGATTCCTTGTTCGAGAATATCTACACCGGTAATATCAAACTCCGTTTCTGGAATCTCGATATCCAGTGCATAAGCTTTACGCATACGGTTGAATACTCCACGAACTCCTTGAGATACTTTGGATGCATACGGAGAATAATAGGAGACGTCGTCTTCTCCACCTCCGCCAATACGCCAACGTGTAATTAACTCGCAACGCGGGTACTTAGAATGATCAGATAGACTACCCCTGTGCTCGTAGATAAATACTGACTTTCTTCTACGCTTTGTTTTGTAATAGGACTGTAGATGTCTAGGTAATGCAAGCTGTCCCGAACGAATACCAGTACGGTTAAAAACATATATATTACAGTCGAAAAAGTCTTCCAACATAGATGTAAATAACTTAGGATCCATGTACACGTCAGGGTCGCGAATAGCTGTGATAATTTCTTCGGTTGTAAAGTCGTACATCTCCTGCCGACACGATGCCGCGCGTGCAGCATTGGCTAAGTTTTCTCTGACTTGATACAAGTAGGCTTCGCGCTCGTTCTTATCGTCTAAATCAAGAACCTGAGTTTCTTCGTACATACCTTCCATTACACAATCCAAAAAGCTACTACGATTGTCAAACACACCTTTACGTACGTACATGTACCCTTCATTGTAATCGAAGATATCGAATAGTTTTGTAATATCTTCGGGTAGCGTGCCATACTTATTACGAGGAACAAACTTGTTGGTGAGAATAAGATCCTGCTGCCCCTCGTTTACTTTGGTCCGTAAATCATCGCCAAAGTAATAATGGCGATAAATGGAACCTTTACGTTCCGAGTGGTCCTTGGTATAACAACAAGGGAGATAAGGGACCAACTCACGGTTAGAGAGTGGATTGGAACGTAAACCGGGATATTTAGCTTCCTTATGATCGCAAATATAGTTATATTGAATAAACCCCTCGTTTTCATCCTGTGGATATCGCATTACGATTTTCCCTCGGGCTTCGGCCGAATTGACTTCATCATCGTCAATAATAGTAGGTTGGTGAGGGCATTTGGGTGGATAACCCTTCACAAAGACTTCTGGCGCGACGTCTTTCAACTTTAGCTTTAGATTTTGTTTTGACTTTATCGGTTTAGCCTCTCCCCGGGCAAAGTCGGGTATGTAAACGCGATAGAAATCCACTATAGTCTGGTACTCTTGATCGTAAATGACCATCAGCTTGGCGAATAAATCTTGAAAAGCTTGAACAGATTGAATGCTACCCGCAGTACTAATTTTGACTCGAATATAATTCGTACCAAACTTGAAGTCACCTTTGACATCCTTACCACGCAAAGTAGGATCTCCTTTCTCGGAAATCTTCTCGGTAATGTTCGCTGCCACATGTCCTATCTTTGGATGATAGAAATGAATATACACGCTCTCTTTTTTCTTACTAGCTTTTTCACTCTCGTCGATAGATATCATTGACGCAAAGAGAGGATTGTTCATGATCATGTCCGCAAGCACATACTTGTTCATTTTGTGTTTCGGGAAGTAAAACAGACCATTCACACGACTTTCCTTAATAGTCTTCACCTTGATTTCCCCCAGTCCTTTGATTGTGTTCAGAAAACGCTCAATCATTTTTTCTAGTGTTAAATACTGCCCAGAAGTCATCAAACTCATACCTACTGTCACCACCTCCTCTCCGGGTTCTCCCCTAACGGAAAGAATAGCATCAGTATAATCGGAAAGTTTAGAACCGACCAAATCTGATTTCTGTAGTACTTTGAAGATAATAGCAGAATCCAAATAGATTCCCCATTCCTCTGGTGGCATAAAGTCTTTCAGAATCTTGAAGAACTTGTTCACGCATGCAAATGGAACTCCTGTATTCAACTGAATATGATTAAAGAGTTCCATAATGGTGAGATGTACCATATTCAACGTAAATTCAAAGTTTACTCTTTCCAAGTCGAAAGGAGTATATTGAATAGCGTTTGAAATATTCTCGAACTTGTCAAACAAAGCCCTCTGTTCCTCTACTTTAGCTTGGATATCTTTGATTCCATTAGTAATATTTGTCATAATTTTGACTTTGTCATTGGACCAAATCCTTTGCACGTCTGGCTTGTCCTCGAATATATTGGCATTGTCTATCTCACTCTGCATCAACAACAGAAAAACATCTCTCATCTGACCAGGGGGGTGATCCTCTACAGCTTTGTTGAATACCACAAAAGGTAAAAGAATATCGAGTCGTATATCAAGATTCTGCTGCCCAATCTTATCTTTGAGTTGTTCAAAAATCGGTACAAAGTCATACCCAGCAGAATCACTGGTAATGACTTCTAACAGATCTTCAATACGAATATCTTTGTTCTCTTCGCGAAAGTCATTGATACTAGGAATACCGTCAGGAAAGTAAAGATATCTAGGTATCGTATTCATCTTTGCAGCTAGACGTTTTATAGCACTCTGTTGTGTATCCAAATCGTAAACAACAAATCGAGTTCCATTAATTAGTACCATTTTGTTATTTAGCAAGAAACTTTTAGGTTTGAACTAGAATAGAACTTTTTTCGGTGACCTGTGATGTGTATATATCACAGTTTATATGTAGTTCGTTAATGTAATAACTTGGTTATTACATTATACACCAGAGAATTCTTCAAGATGCTCCACGTTGCGTCCTTTTACTTCCTTATTCACGCGTTTACCTCCTACAAACAACATGTAATCTGGAAACCCTCTAAAATTAGGTTTAAGTTTTTTCATGCGCTGCCCGAGCTTTTTCTCACTCTCGCGATCTCCATCAGCTTGAATAGTAGCACAAAACATTTTTCCTTGGTGCTTATTAGCAAATTCTTGGAAATGTGGTTTAGCAGTTGTACAATGAGGACACCAAGATGCTTGTGCCATTACTACAACTACTTGATCTCTTGGAATGTCAGGATTGACTAGATTGCCCTGAGAGTCAAAGTCATGATCCTCGAGGTGAGCAACTGGTCTTACTAAATGTGTCATTTAGTTATAATATAAAAAAAAATCTTAGTGAATTAATTTCAGTTTTTGGGAGTTCACCTCGAGGGAATCTAAATTCAGTTAATGTCAGTATTCTATACATGCAAAAAATCCAAATCATAGCTTAAAAAGTAAATAAAAATTTACAAAATGTCGGTAACATTCAAATGCAAGACTGGAGAGGCTTACCAGATTAAAGTACTCTCTGAATTACTCACTAATAATCTCAAGACTGGATGCTTTGAGGTGAATGATGAAGGGATCAATCTTCGCATGTCGGACCAACCTAGAATGACTTTAGTAGATCTTTATCTCCAATCAGAGAACTTTTCTCTTTACAAGTTCTTTCCTCGGGATAAGCTATGTCTTGGGCTGAATCTGAATCACTTTCACAAGATGTTGAAGTCAACCAAGAAGAAGGATTCCCTGCAACTCTTCATTAAGGATAATTCGCCTAACGAGCTTGGAATTAAGACTATTCCCAAGGAGAATACAAGAATTACCACTTCGGGAATCAAGATTCAAAAAATTCAGAATGTAGACTCTGACATTCCAGTAGGATATGGAAAACCGGTAATTGTAGCATCTCCTGATTTCCAGAAGATGTGCAAGGAACTTAGTAGCATTGGAAGTACCAACATTCGCGTTGAAGCCAAGAAGTTCCACATTGACTTTATCGCCGATGCGGACGATATCTTGAAGCGCTCTGTACGTCTAGGGGAAACTGATGATTCCGATGATGAGTCCGGTGAGGACGACGATACAGGAGACGATAGCGACACATCAGTTTACGCTGCTACATTTACCACTGATCAATTTACTCGTATCAACAAGATTGCTTGTCTTAGTTCTACTATGCAAATCTTCCCCGGTAACAAAGAGCTTCCGTTATTGTTCCGTTCTAGTGTAGGAAGTCTTGGTAAGATATCTATATACATCAAGTCGAAAGAACTGGTGGAAAAGGAGTTGACACAGTCTGATTCCGATTCTGATAGCGACTATGAGTAATTTTATACGTGACTTATTACACCGGAAACATTTAATCTTTCTTCGAAGAAAGATTAAACAAAATGTACTCTTGATTATATGTACAGAGGAGAATACATCGGTTATCCTGGGTGTTTGTGGTACGCTGACACCTGTAAGAGAAGAGATTTTCCGGTGTTCTAGTCGCGATCTATAATTTTTTACATTTCAGAATCGCCATCTTTACAGTAATCTGTTTGAATAGGAATACTTGGATTGTAAATTCCCGCCTCGGTAAGCTTAACAAGTAGCGCTTCAAATATGGTATGGAACTTTTCAGTGTGACCTATTTCGTCACATAAAACATGGCTGATCTCGTGACCTAGCACATAGATAAGCATGTTATTATTGTAATAGTTTCCGTTTTCATCTTTCATACACATATATACTTTTTCTTTATTAATTGTAAACGACTTATCACCTCGATACAACGAAATTTCAGACATTATGTCCCTACCGTTAAGCATATCCAAAGGGGCTGCCCAGTAGTTCTCCTGAGAGAAGAATTCATTAAATATTTTTTTTATTTCCTGTAATTTGGGATCATCTTGATAATGATATTCCTTTATCTGGTTGTAAATAGCCCATCCCACAAAACCGATGAGAATAATGGCTACAAGAATAGCAAGTACTTTGGTTTGCTTCTCATCCATTTTGTTAATAAGCTAGAAAAGATTTGTACCAATCAAACTAAAAAGACACAACATATAATAACCGTTGTTCCAGACATCTGAAGGAAGTGTTACGCCGGTTTCGGTCCGATATAAAATTTGATTTTTACTTTTGTTTCTATTCATAAGAAACAAAAAAATGAGTAGATCGCACGTGACAAGTAGAATCCACGAGATTCTGGGTGATTACCCCGGAGGATATCAATATATTCAAGATTTCCACAGAAAGAAGCCTGAAACGATCGTTACCATTCAGGATTGTAACATGGGGGGATCTTACTTTCGCAACTATTACATCCTGAACGAAGAGTTGTGTTGGTTCAAATCTAATACCGATTTCTTTGAAAACAAGAACTACACCGAGGAGAAATTGGAAAAGTTCATGTGGAAACGTGAACTCAAGTCTGAGTAATGTAAGTATCGTAACTCATTCCGCGGTAGATTGAAAATCAAAATATGTCCAACCTTGAATCCATTCTCTAGAATTAAATATAAATAAACGAAAGAGAATCGGCGTAACAGCTGAATTACTCGCTAGAATCTAGAACGAGTCCATAGAAGAACTGATAGATACGTGAGGATATTTTATCTCCTACGCGACGACTTTTACCGTTCTTCAATGGAAACTTGAGATCGGTCAGTAATTTCTCACGTAGATGTTCCGGAGTTGATTCGTATTCCAGAATCAAGTCTTTAACCGTGGGGTACTGCTCTGCGATAACATTGGAAACTTTCTCAGTTACTTGTGGGATAAGAGAAAGCTGAGCAATTAACCAAACTTGCGGTGTCATATTGGCTTTCTTTTGTTTCTTTAGGGTAGAAGAATACTTACTTGCAGAAACACGTTGCTCCTCGTCTTTGAAGTAATTGTCTCCATCTTTGATTAATTTGTCATGAAGTTTACACAAAAAGTTGGCGCTTTCATCTATAGAGGCGGTCTTGTATACCTTGATTCCATCACGTAGTTGTGTGTTTACCAAACTACCGACCAGAGTAGAAACGGGAAGTCCGCTAATCTTGGAATCCAACGACTTATTCAATGAACCTTCGATCAAGTACATAATACGGTGCTTAGGTGTACTTCCCAATAGTCGAGCTTTCTGTTCTCTACCACGACCGTCACATATACTGGCTTTCAGATCACTGACCGATTTACGTTCTATAACCAGAACGGTTTCTCCATCTTGTCTGAATAGAATATCGCCCACATCCAACTGTTCCACTATTATCTTGTTGGTTTTTTGAAGCTTCTCGATGAGCTCCCGCTCACGAGTGTCAATAATAAGTTCAATACTCATCTTTATATGTCACCAGTCAGTTTTTAGATCCAAAAAACCAGCGAAACACAAAAGTAAATGGAGAAACCGTTCTGTAAACACGGTAGGCGAAAATATCATAAAGAATGTGACTGAATTACACCTGTTTTACAACTCAGAGAAAAAAGTACTACTCGTTTAGACCAACGATTATTCCTAATGGTAAAAAGAAAATGAAATCGATGGATGAAACTATAAGTAAACACCAAGTAAACACCAAGTAAACAACAAGTAAACAATGAAGATGTCATACAGAGATCAAGGAAAAGCTGCATTGGGTACTGTACTCAAACAGGAACAGAATATTAGTACTATTGAGAAGTACGTGTTCACTATCAGTACTGCCGACGCTGGGGAAGATGATACACTGGAAGGAGTGTACAAACGTAACATATATCAGACCGTGGGAGACGTTCTGGACGGCGAAAAGCTGAAGGCAATGCTTGGTAAGATTAAGGCTGGAAAACTAGGCTGGGAACATCCTAAGTTTAGTGAGATGAAGATTCGCATGGAAGAACAGGACAACTTTCTGGAGAACCCCTTCGAGGTGGTCGAGGGTGTACAGCAGTGCAAGGCCTTCAGCGATAAGACTGGTAAGATTTGCAATAGCAAGCGCGTGATGTACTTTTCTAGACAAGAAAGGGGAGCGGACGAACCCATGACAACTTACAATACGTGTTGTGCCTGCGGTGCAAAGTGGAAGTATAGCGGGTAAAGAATATTTAACCCAAGACACGTTTCGAGAAAAGTATTTGATAGAAAATGGACCGGACCAGCAGCTAATATGAAAGCGCCGAGGGAGAAACGCGACTCGGAAGAATACTGATTCCGGCATTTGAAACCTTTCGTTCAGCAGAAAGTTCCACAGAACTTTTTTAGGAACCAAACGAGCGAATACTTCCAGATCCAGTTCGGATTCTATATATTTTTTAATATAGAATCAAAAAGCTGTGCGTAGAAATACGATGACCCGGTACGTTACCGGGTCATCGTTCAGATCTATATAATTTTTAGGTTTTCAATATAGAGGTCAAAATCTAGAGGCCGGTACTTTGAAAATCCGAAGGATATCCGGAGGCTGGTACTTTTAGTACTTTACATTTTTTCAGAATTTGGACCGCTATATAAAATATCTCACATACAATGCGTATTGGATCAAAAGTGAGATTTTTTAGCCTGTAACAGGCTAAATTAAATCCCAAATAATTCGGGGTTACTATTTAAAAGGTTGGTTTTTTGTAATTTGAATTTTAAGAACAACTAGAAATTATAAGAGTAGATTACAATGTTAATTCCGATCAGATGTTTTACCTGTGGAAAATGTGTAGGGGATAAGTGGGAACCGTATCAGAATATGTTGACTGAAGTCAAGTCACCGAAAGAAGCTCTAGATCAATTAGGACTAAAGAGATATTGTTGTAGAAGAATTATTTTGGGGCATGTAGAGCTTATAGACAAGCTACTAAAGTATTCTTCTCCAGATCAAGAGATAAAGGAGTGTGGTGAGGATATGCAGATAGATTGAGTATTTTTTTTGTTTTAAATTTTCTCGGGATATAATAAATGGTAAATCATAAGGACATGACTTTGGTACAACTTCAAAAGTTGGCCAAGAAACACGAAATTGCATACTCTTATCGTGGAAAGGCCCTTAAGAAGGATAGTTTGGTTGCTAAGCTAAACAAAAATGGTGTTAAGATCTCTCGCAAGAAGTCCAGCCACAAGGCCAGTCGCAAATCCAGTCGCAAGTCCAGCCGCAAATCCAGTCGCAAGGCCAGTCGCAAGCCTTGTCCGGATGGTAAGGTGAGAGATCGTTCCACTGG